TGTAAACAAATTTTAGATGATGGTAAAGTAACAGACGCTGAAATAGATAGTTTAAAAACTGAATCAATTGCTAGTGCTTGGAATACTCTTATTAGAAAAACAATTAAAGCTCCAAGAATGAGAGCAGGTATTAATTTATATTTAAAATATATCAGACAAGGTATGAAAGACGCTAAAAACAAAGCGGCTCAACATGCTGGTATAGATTATAATGAATTTAATCTAGCAGTTAAAGACGTAGGACTACCAGAGGACTATGTAACAGAAGTCAGATCAGGTAAATTAACTCCAAATAGATCAGGTAAAACAATGGCGTTCACATTTGGTCGTTTTAATCCACCAACAATTGGACACGAAAAGTTAATCAAAAAGGTTGCTAGTCAATCAGCAAATGATTACAGAATATTTTTAAGCAGATCACAAGATAGTAAAAAGAATCCTTTAGATCCAAATACTAAATTGAGATTTATGAAAGATATATTTAAACAATATAGTAACAAGATAGAATTAAATTCTACCAACATGGTTTTAGATTTAGCAACCATGATCTATAAAAAAGATTATGAAAATATTACAATGGTAGTTGGTAGCGATAGAGTGAATGAATTTTCAACGATACTTAAAAAGTATAATGGTATCAAAAGTAGACATGGTTATTATTTTTTTGGTGATATAAACGTAGTATCAGCTGGCGAAAGAGATCCTGACGCTGAAGGAGCAATGGGCATGTCCGCAAGTAAAATGAGAAAAGCTGCAGCTGGTGGAGATTTTGAATTATTTAAAAAAGGATTACCACCAACATATAGAAGTATACCTAATATTGAAAGATTGATGAAGTCAGTTAGACAAGGTATGAATTTGGCTCTCGAATCAAGAGGACCTGTAGCAAGTATGGCAGAATTTGAACAACAACAAATTAGAGATTTATATGTTAGAGAAGTAATCTTTAACATAGGAGATAAAGTAAATTACACAAAAGAAGATTTACAAGGAATAGTAAAAAGAAGAGGAACAAATTATATTGTTTTAGAAGACAATAGTAATAGTTTACATAAGGCTTGGATATGGGATTGTATTCCAATATCATCTAACAAAGAAGCTGCTGTAAGAGAATACAATTTAGATGTAGATTACGGGTTTAAAGCTGTATCTAGTATCGAAGAAGTAACAATTAAAGTGACACCTACACAGGATAAAGTCATAAGTAAAAAGACTAAACGATTTAGCGAATTTAAGAAAGATTTAAATATGAATAAAGATAAAAAAGAATCTTATGAAATTGGACACGATTATGCCAAACATACGATCTCATTAACTCCAGGGCAAGATGGATACGATCCAAACTACAAAGGTGGCGAATATGTCCCTAGTAAACCTGAAGATAACAAGAAACAAGTAGTTACAAGACCTATGACGACTGATATAGGTAAAAAAGATATTGAAAAATGGGCAATGTCGGATGCTACAATTGATAAATATAGAGATAGATATAGAGAAGAATGGCGTTCTAAACTAGACGAAGTAGTAACTAGAATGTTATCAAAATTAGAGATAAACAAGGTAGATATTTAATGAGTAAAACACTAAAAGAATTTAGAACACAGTTACATGAAGCAACAGCTTCAAAAACTAATTTACAATACATTAGAGCCAAAACTGCTAGAAACGACCACTTTGAAACTAGAAGATATATTGCTGCTGAAATTTTAAGAGATAAAAAATTAGCAGATACTTACTCGGCATTAGAAGTAGTACATGACAACTATGCTTCTGTCGTGGGTAATGACGCTATTGCATTAAGACAAAAACTTGAAAGAGAGTTACAAAAACAATTAAAACAAAAAATTTCCAATTGGGACGAAGTATGGAGTGACCTATAATGAGTAGATATAGAAAAACAATGAATGAGGCTTTAAATGAAGTCAATAATAGACATAATATAGAAGAAAATATTTCTGTTAAAAAATATAAAAATGCTGTAACTCCAGACAAAGATGGATTACAAATTTCAAAAAGTGGTGGTATGTCAGGTTCAATTTTTATTAAAAACAAAAAAGAATTAAAAGACTTATTAGATAAACTTAATAAAAACTCATCTAATTTAAAAGAAGAAATTGTTTTACAAGAAGTTGATTTAAAAGAATTTGAAGAAGTTGAGTTAAATGAATTTACTGTAGATCAAATTAGTAAGTTAGCAAAATCGTATGCTGATCTTGCTGGTAAAACAATGTCAATGGCCAATGTAAATAAATTAAGAAAAATATTCGATAAAATACCTGACAGTTCTTTAAATGATTTAAGAAAGAAAAAAATACCTTTTATATCAGGTCTTGCGTTATCACGTATGATACAAAAGAAGATGCCAGTTACTGAAGATATGTCCCAAGGATTTGTTGTAAAATTTACATCTAAAAAAGATGGTAAAATTGGTTCGGCTTGGTATAAAGATGAAAAAGATGCGAAAGAGTTTTTATCAAAATTAAAATCAGACGGCGGTAATGGTGTTATATCTAAAAATGATGGAAAGTATTTTGATGAAACTACAGACGAAGTAATGATAGGTGAAAATAATACTCAGAAGTACACGTGGAAAGATATTAATATTGCGCTTACAAACTCTGGTATGAGCCCACAACAAATTTTAAAAGTTATCTCGGCACTCAAAGGTAAACATATTAAAGAAGAAACACTTGTAGAATTTACCGATAAACAAATCACAATGGCAAAAGGTATTGCTTTTGATAAGAGATATAAAGGTGGTAACATGACTAAAGCAACTGAGATGATTAATAAGATTGCTAAAGGATTAGCAGACAACCCTGAAGTTGCAAATGCGTTACGACAAGCAAATGAAGAAGTGGAAGTTGAAGAAGGTAAAATGTCGGATATTCACAATATGATGAAAGATGGTAAGTCAGCAACAGAAATAGCAAAAGCATTAAAACTTAATCCTAAAACTCTTAAAGATATTTTAGGCGAAGTACAAGAAGCAAATAATATTCCAGCGACTGATAAAAAAGAACCTACTGAAGAAGGTGAACCTGTAGAAAAACAATTGATGGCTGCTTTAGCTCAAGTAGCATTATTAAAACAAAAATTAGAAAATGAAAAGAACAAAGCAGTTAAACCAAAACCAAATCCAATAACTGGAGAAGTTCCATTAACTGTTGGTATTGCTCACGCAGAGTTTAAAAAAGAAAAAGAAAAAGAAGTTAAAGAAACTTACATTGTAAAATATGTAGACCCTTTAAACAAAAAGAATTTACGTATGAAACACCCTAATGAAAAAGACGCACAAGATATGAAGGATAGATTGAAAAAAAGTGGTGTTAAAGAGATTGAAATAGTAAAAGAAGCTATGAGTGATAAAGAAAACAGAGTACAAAGAGCAAAAGATATGATTAAGTATTATGATGCTCAAAAGAAAGCCGCTCTGAAAGGTAAGAATAAAGATTTAGCAAAAAAGATGTTAAAAAATGAAATGGCTGGTGCAAAACAACTGGTAGATAAAATACTATCAAAAAAATTAAAGGGAGAGAAGTAATGAATTATTTAAAACATAAACCAGGTAGTATTGAAGAAATATCAGCAAAAATGTCAAATTATGCTACTGAATCAGAATATAAAAAAGTATTCAAAAAAGAATTAGAAAAGTCGGGTAAAGGAATTGGTGCTATGACACCTGCTGAAAAAAAGAATTTCTTTAATGACATAGACAGCAAGTACACAGCAAAAAATGAAGAAGATGCTTACGAGAATGATAGATATATTATCAAAAATGGTAAAGCAACTTTAGACAATTCAAATACACCTGATAAAAAAAATCATGTATATGCTGATGGTCATAAAGACGCTGAGAAGAAAGCAAAAGAAAAAGGCATTAAAGAAGAAGTAACAGAAGCTGATGATGGTGATAAGAGAAAAGATGACCCTTGTTGGAAAGGTTATAAGATGGTTGGTATGAAAGACAAAGGTGGTAAAGAAGTACCTAATTGTGTACCAATGACTAAAGAAGAATTAGAAGAAGCAGGAATCAAAGAAGAAGATGTAATGCACGAATCTATGTTAGATGCTGTTAAATCTGTATGGCAAATGGCTGCTGAAGAAGAAGAAAAAAAAGGTACAGCTGAAGGCGAACCTGAATTTAAAAATCCTAAAAACATTAAAGGTTCAAAAAATAATACATTCAAGGGAAAAGCTGACACAGGTACAAAGAAAACACAAGTGCAACTAGAACCAGAAGTCGATTACAAAAATTAATCTAAAAATCTTCACATTATGAAAAATCTACCAAGAATATATTGTGATATGGATGGTGTACTTTGTGACTTTACAACACAAGTAGAGAAAGCCGCTGGAACGTCTAAAGCTAAATGGATGGCTAAAGGTGGAAGCGAAAAATGGCTTGAAGTATTAGAATATCCTAAGTTTTGGGAAAATATGCCTTGGATATCACAAGGTAAAGTCATGTGGAACTTCATCAGTAAGTATAAACCACACATACTATCAGCATATTTAGAAAAGACATTTGATCCTAATTGTATACCGGGTAAGTCTGCTTGGTGTAGAAAGAACATAGGGTTATCTGGTGGTAGAGTAAATCTAGTAAGAAGATCAGATAAAAAAAATTATGCTAAAGTAGGGGGTCAACCTGCGATACTAATAGACGATTACGACAAAAACACATCACAATTTACACAAAAAGGCGGTATAGGGATTACATTTAAATCTGCTAGTCAAGTCATCGCTGAGTTAAAAAAACTGGGCTTCTAATATCTATTCTTATAAATATTAGGGTTATATAACAAAAACAAATTAAACGTTTAAATTAAGGAGATTTTATGAGTTTATGGGGAAATGACATTAAACCTAAAAATCTAACTACCGCAGAAAAAAAAGAAGTTTTTGCGACATCACAAGGGTGGGTTAGAGAAGCAGGTTCAATACTTTCTGGTAACGGCAATACAAGTGCTGATGCTGAAGTATTAGTGGCAATTGGTGGATTATCAACATCAATGGCTGCAGCGAATATTACGGAAATTGAATTTATAACTACAGCATTTGATTTATCAGCTGGCGGAGCAATTTCTGCTAGAGTTAGATTTAATGAAGCAGTAACTGTTACAGGTACACCAACACTTTCGATTATCAATGGTAATCAGGGTGCAGGTACAGGTAGAGGTCCACACGTAGCTAACTATGCTAGTGGTTCAACTACTAATGAGCTAGTATTTACGATCACTATTGGAGCAGCAAACGCAGCTACAGTAGCAGGTGATATATTAGTTGTTGGTGCAAACGCAGTTGCGTTAAACGGAGGTACTATTAAAGATAGTGGTACAGCTGTTGTATCTACTATAACAAACTTAGCAGCTATCGGTACAGCTGCAGGTTCAATTACAGTTGTAGCATAATTATAATTTGTATAGGGGCGGTCTTTGGCTGCCCTTATATATACTATATGAATAAATTGATCTAGGAATTACCTAGAGTAGCATTCCCGAAAGGGTTAACAGGAGAAAACAAAATGGCAGATAAGAAAATAACAGCGTTGTCGAATATAGGTAACGCCCTTGCAAGTGCAGACTTGTTCCACGTGGTTGATGATCCAGCAGGAACACCAATCAATAAAAAAATAACAGCAGAAGATGTATTTAATAACGTACCCTCATGGTTAGGTTTAAAACAAGCTTCTCAAACAATCACAGCAGATGGTTCAGCAACCACAGCAGTTGATATACTATCAGCAATCACAGAAATTACAGCAACTTCAGCAACACACTCATGTGCTATTGCTAATGGAGCAGATGGTCAAGTAAAGACAATTATCAATACTTCAACATCTGGAACCAATGCAGTAACTATCACTCCAGCAAATTTAAGAGGTTATACAACAATAACATTAAATGCGCCAGGTGAAACTGTGACTTTATTATTTAAAAATTCAAACTGGAATGTCATTGCCAATCAAGGCGCTGTTGTTGCATAACATATAATAGGAGTATATAAATGAGTATTGATACGAATACATTAGTAACTGAAGGAGAAACATTAAAACAAGATTTTGATTCTCTATCACAAAAGATTGCAAAAGTTGAAAAAGATTTAGGCACAATGAAAAGCAATTTGAATGCTGTTTTTGGAGCTATTCAATTAACAGATAAATTAATCGCAGCTTCAACAAAATCTGATCCCGTACCAGATGAAGTAACGGCAACAGAAGTAGAAGATGTACAAAACCCGAGTTAAAAATGAAAACATTTAAAACTTATACGAAAGAACAAGATATAAAAGATTTTGAAGAAGATGTATTAGGTAAAGACACATCATCTGATAAAACTGTATCAAAAGAAGAAGAAACAAAAGAGGAAACAAATGAAAACGTTTAAACAACACATAAAAGAATACACAGGGTATACTGGTGATGCACAAGGAGTTGGTACACAAGTACAAAACTCTATTGAAGATGGTTCAATAGGTGCTCATAACATACATGATCCTGCAGTATTGGAAAGAGTAAATGCTTTCGTTAGCTCAATTGGCGCTAGAGAATTTTTAAATCCTCAACATGCAATAGACGAGTTAAGAGAAAAGTTACAAAGAATCGGGTTAACCGTATCTCCTTGTAACCTACAAGGTGAAAGCGGAAAAATAACAACTGAAGTGAAACAATTTGGTGGGAGATTTGGTAAAGACACTGATGGTTCTGATATAAATGATGATGGAGTATCTCATAAAAAAGAGGGTGGATTAAAGATGGAAGTATCTTATGAAACTCTTACTAAAGGAACATCAAAGGTCTACGCTAAATTAGTGTAGTTCATGTTTAAAGAGATAACAAAAGATAACTGGTTACTTTTTGCTCAACATAATTACGATAATCCGACATTATCTAAAGAGCAAGAATTTTATGAGGATCTTAAAAGATTTAAATATCTTAAAAGACTTTTTCGTAAATATCAGATAACTGGTAATATAAAAGTACGATTGGCAGTCAATCATATTATTGTATTACAAAATATTTTTGGCGTGGAAGCTGCTTGTACTCTACTATTACATAAAGTAGATAAGATATATTGGTCTCCACTAAAAACAATATTAGTTTATCTTGGTTATCTATATCCACATGAACTTAATGATATTGAGTTGGATATGAAAATAAAGAAACTTTTAGAGGAAGTATAATGGCGAATAGAGTTGTTGATTTAGTTATAACTTATAGAGTTATCAAATTACTTACCACTCCTTTTGAAAAACAAGAGGCGTTTAAGTATGGTATAATTGATAAAGATGGAACAGTTTTGAAGAAGTATAGAACTTTAAAATCAACAAAAGAAAAAAAATCATACACTATTCTTCATAGATTTGTTTTTAATTTAAAACGAATACTTAAAAAAGTAGGAATGGGTGGAAGACTTGGCTCATTTGCTATTGCTCTAGCACTTTTATTAAGAGAAAATACTGAGTATAAAGAATACAAAACTTTACTAGAAAGTGCTGTTGTTACATACTTAAAAGAAACTAATCAATATAATACTTTACTTAATGAACAAGGTGATGTAGTATCTATTGATGAAGAACCAATAATGACCTGTTTTGGAATTGATATATATGAAAGAGAAGGTCAAATAATATCGGAGGACGAATATGCCAAAAAATTATAAAGACATGATAGACGAGCTTATCAATAAAATGGGCGAAGATGCTCCAGCTAATTCAGCTGGTGGTGGAGGCGTAGCTGGTATTGGAGTAGGGCCAGATGGTGAGCCAGGGGTTAATAAAAAAGATAAAAAAGATCCTTTGTTGTTTGGGAAGTATAAAACTTTTAAAAAAAAATTAAAAGAAAATTCTGATAATAATAATATAATGTTAACACAAATATTAGATACTATTGATAAAGTTGAAGTAAAAATAGATAATAAAAATGGTATCAAAACGGAAATTGTTGTTGAAGAAGAAAAACAATACAAATCGTTTAAGGAGAAATATAATGCCTAAATCATTTAAAGAATATATAGGTGTAAGTGGAGCAAGAGTAGGTGGCATAAATAATGTACATCCTATTGCTGATTTAGGAGATACTCCACCAAAAGGTAGAAGTAGTAAAGGTATAGGATTAAATGCGAGTACGAGTGCAAACTTTAACTCTGCAGAACCAACAACTTTAAAACCAATGGTAACAGGATCTAAAAAGATTCAAGTAGTAAGTAAAGACGAAAAAAAGAAACTTAAAGAAACACCATTATACAAATATATGGTAAAAAGAGGATTAATAAAATGATTTGGTTTAGTGCAATTAAGCTAGCGATAAACGCTGGAACACATATTTACAAAAAGAAACAGGAAACTAAAATGTTAATGGCTGATGGCGCAGCAAGACACGCTCAAAAAATGGCTAGTGGTGAGATAGAATATTCTGGTAAACTATTAGAAGCTAGACAATCAGACTGGAAGGACGAATTTATTTTGATAATCCTTTCCATGCCTTTAGTATTATTAGGTTGGGCAGTTTTTAGTGATGATCCAACAGCAATGGTTAGAATGAAGCTTTTCTTTGAATACTTTTCACAATTACCTTTTTGGTATCAAACAATTTTTGTTGGTGTAATTGCAAGTGTTTATGGTTTAAAAGCAACAGATTTAATTAAAAGAAAATAACAAAAAAAAGGAAAAACTATGAAAAACTTAAAAAAAATAGTAAAAGACCAAGCAGTACATTTGTGGGCAGAACATAAAGTATTTACAATTACTGTAGGTATCTTATTAGTGATTGCAATAATTATATAAAGATTAATATGGATTTAGATTTTGCAGGACAATTGATGAAAATGTGGCCTATCTTTATAGGGTTTATAACACTAGTAATAGTTCTTGCTAAAATGCATGCTACTATACAAGTGTTAGAAGAAAAAGTAAAGGTAGCTTTTCAATTGATAAACAAGTTAACAGATTATAATTATCGTAAATAGTCAATGGATTACTCAACAATCAATCTTTGGTTAATTGTAGTATTGTGTGTGATTCTTTGTTGGAATCTCTATAACTTTAAACCATAAAACCGTATAAATAGTTAAAGGACTAACTATGAAAAAATTACTAATAATACTATTATTTACAGCTTATACACAGGTAACTGCGTCAGAAATGACATTTAAATTTGGGTCACCATCATTTTCAGGTAATGGTAAGTCATC